CATCTATTGAGTGCCATGATATTGTATGTAAGATTGCAGACATTGTAGTTGTTGGTGGTGTCAGACGTTCAGCGTTGATTAGCCTGTCTAACCTGTCGGATCAGCGTATGGCTAAAGCTAAGTCCGGTGATTGGTGGAGGAATGAAGGACAACGTGCATTAGCTAACAACAGCGTAGCGTACACAGAGAAGCCTGACTTCCAATCATTCCTGTCAGAGATGCAGACTATGTACGAGTCTAAAGCAGGTGAGCGTGGTATCTTTAGTCGTGTAGCGGCACAGAAGATTGCAGGACGTAATGGACGTAGGGATGCAGATCAGGACTTTGGTACAAACCCTTGCAGTGAGATAATTCTACGCAGTAATCAGTTTTGCAACCTCAGCGAGGTGGTAGTACGTGCTGACGATACTCTAAAGACTCTTAAGGCTAAGGTAGAGATAGCGGCTATGATAGGAACACTACAGGCTACCTTGACTGACTTTAGATACCTGAGGAATGTTTGGAAGAAGAACACAGAAGAAGAAGCATTGTTGGGCGTGAGCATGACAGGTATTATGGATCACCCTGTTATTGGCACAGCGTCAGATAAAACCGTAGAATGGCTAGAGGAACTAAAAGATGTGGCTGTTAAAGTTAATAAGAAATGGGCTGAGAAACTTGGTATTAATCAGTCTACAGCTATTACGGCTGTTAAGCCAAGCGGTACTGTATCTCAGCTTGTTGACAGTGCTTCTGGGATACACCCTCGTTTCTCTAAGCACTACATTAGAAGGGTTCGTAGCGATAAGAAAGACCCACTTGCAGTCTTTATGGAGCAAGCAGGATTCCCAGTAGAGCAGGATGTAATGTCGCCTAGCTCCTCTGTGTTTAGCTTCCCTGTTAAAGCACCTAAAGCTAGTACAACAGTTAAACAAGTTGGAGCTATGCAACAGTTGGCTTTGTGGAAAACATATCAGAACAGTTGGTGTGAGCATAAGCCAAGCATCACGGTGTACTATACAGACGATGAGTTCTTGCAAGTAGCGCAGTGGATATGGGATAACTTTGATATCTGTAGTGGCATTAGCTTACTACCTGTTAGCGATCATGTGTATCAGCAAGCACCCTATGAAGACATCACTGCTGAGAAGTACAAAGAGTTAGTAGAGGCGATGCCCAAGGATGTTGATTGGAGTGATCTAGAACAGTATGAAATGGAGGACAACACTACAGGCTCACAGGAGTTAGCTTGTGTAGGTGGTGCATGTGAAATCGTTTAATAAAGGCAAGGAAGCCAACATTATAGGCTTTAAAGTCTTGATAAATTGTGAGGGGATTGTTGTTACAGAAATGAGCGGCATCCCCGCTAGTGATTTAAACCAAGTATTTAAAGGGGATGAATTGTTAATTATAAGAAACATTGTACAACTTACGAAACCAAAACTAGAGGTATTACATAAGTTCTTGGAGGATGAACTCAACGCCCTGAATCACATGCCCTCCTAATGCAGTAAGATGTTAGCCATTATACAAAAGCAACAAATTAAATTAATAGTAACTAGCGTTGTCCGTATAACAGCCACGGCATTAGCTTCGGAATCTGTGTCTCCCACTTTCTCGCCTAGGCTCAAAGCCCACAGTTTCCAAAACTTTTTCATTACTCACCATTAACATTTACTTTTTAGACTTAGCACCCGAACACTTCCAACGCTTTCGCGACAAGTTGTTCGGAGTGTTTGGGTCGTTTTGTTTTTTCTTAGGAAGACCCTTCTTTATACCCAGACTTCTCGCGCAGTAGCTATCGCCTTTACTTGTTCCGGGTTTTACTCTAGGCCCACCGCCCTTTGCCTTTCCTGCTTGACCATAACTAACCTTCTTACCACTAGCTGTAACCTTTACTTTTGCTTTACCTTTTCTGGGAGTAGCCATTAGTAATTCCTCTCTCTTATTTAATTATCTTCCTTGCTTTGCTCTAACGTCACGCACTGCTGTTTTGATTGCATCTTCAGCAAGTACAGAGCAGTGTATCTTAACTGGAGGAAGCGCCAATTCTTCGGCGATATGCGTGTTCTCTATCTTTTCAGCTTCATCTAAATGCTTACCTTTAACCCATTCAGTTAAAAGCGAACTCGATGCAATGGCTGAACCACAGCCGTAAGTCTTAAACTTTGCATCTTCAATAATACCTTCATCATTAACACGGATTTGTAAGCGCATTACATCGCCGCAAGCGGGAGCGCCTACCATTCCAGTGCCTACATTTTTAGATGCCTCATCTAGTTGGCCCACATTCCTTGGGTTTTCATAATGATCTATAACTTTTTCACTGTACGCCACAATAATGACTCCTAGTTAAGAGTGTATACTTTTAACTTCTGTGCTTTACCTTTAGCCTCAATGGGCGATAGTGGCTTTAGCTTAATACTAGATCCTTTCCTAGTGCTAAATCCTATCAACACATCTACACCTGCCGCCTTAGTACCTGACTCTAAACGCGCCGCTATGTTCACAGCATCCCCTATAGCAGTGTAATCAAACCTCTGCTCTGATCCCATGTTACCAATGATAGCCTCGCCGCTATTAATTCCTATCCCTATCTTAATTGGAGGCAACCCCTTGGCCGCAAACTCTACGTTCAACTCTTCCATGTTTATTGCTATTTGTTTAGCACACTCTATGGCTTTGTCTTCGTGGCCTTCTAAGTCTAGTGGCGCTCCGAAGATAGCCATCATCGCGTCTCCGATGTATTTATCTACGCATCCACCATATTGAGCGACTGCCGATTGCTGTGCTGTTAATGCCCTGTTCATAATGTAGGTTACTTCTTCTGGGGTTACGCTCTCTGATAGGGCTGTGAAGCCTCTTACATCTGTGAACAAGAATGTGCAATACTTCTTTTCGCCCCCAAGCTTTAGTAACTCTGGGTTATCTTGCAAGCGTTTGACCTGTCGTGGGTCTAGGTAATGCTCAAATTGCTTCTTGATCTGTTGCCTCAGTTTGTATTGTTCTTTGTAGTTGAGGTAGAATGTTGTTGAGGCTACTACAAACTCAGAGATCAGCGGCCATGTAACATCAATCAGTATCCCGTTTCGTATTAAATAAACTCCTAGCAGTGCAGTACTAGACATAACACCTACAGATAGAAGTAAACCTGCATAAACTCCTAAATAATTAAGAGCTAGAAAAACTAAGAACACTCCTACTAAAAAAACCACTGCCTCGCAAAACATAGCGATAGGCGGGATAGCGGGCATACGTTTATTAGAGGCGTGTAGTACAGTTTCAACTAACGCCGCTTGTATTTGGTGAGGATTCCAAAGCCCCTTGGGGGTAGCAACCTGCGGAAGTATCCCCTTAGCGGTGGTTCCTACTATCACCATCTTGCCCTCTACGTCCATCTTATCTAAGGTAGTGCTATCTACCTCTACCCAGTTTACCCATACTCTGCCGTGTCTGTCTGTGGGTATAGGGTTTAACTGCTTGACGCGCACCTCTTGTATTCCGCTGACGCTAGTTTTAATAACGTAGGTGTTTGTTCCTGTAACCGCCTTGAGTAACTGCGTACCAAAGCTTGCCATCCAACCGTCTGGACTTCTCATTAGTAGCGGCATACGTCTGACTAAGTTATCTACATCTACTGGCGCTGATACTATCCCTTGTAGTGATACGTCTCTAAGGACTTGAATGTTCTGCGTAACTCCTGTAGCTTCTATGCCACCAACATCATCTCCCAGTATTACTGTGCCTTCTGTTTGAGGTATCTCTTTGTAGCCGTCAGTTTCAAACATAGCAATTACTGAAGGGTAGTACGACAAAGCTCTTGCAAAAATACCGTCACCGCCAAACCTGTCTGGCTCACTGAAGACTGCAACCCATGCAACAGAAGTAGCCCCTGCATTCAGTAGGTCTACGTGTATATCCGCTAAGCGTTCACGCGGGAAAGGCCAACCACCCTCATTATGTATATCTTCTTCTGTCAAGTTGAGCAGGACTATGTTACCTGTAGGTTGCTCAGTCTTAACAAGGGCATCAAAGGTTCTGAGCTTTATAACCTCAACCAGTGTGGGCTGATATACTAAGGCCGCAAACAAAAGCGCAACAACAAGCCCTATAATTATTTTCTTTATGATGTTCTCCTTACTCTACACTAATATATTTATTGTAGTGCCTTGTCGGGTTAGTGGAAAACCATACTTTAATTTTATATATCTTTTATAGTTAGTCATTATCCTTCCTGCGTAATCCTAATTACAGAATCACCTCCGTTGATCTTCACAGTATTAGAGATCCCATCTTGAATCAGTATCACTGTGTAGCCTCCTGTAGTATCTAAATCTAATCGCGTGTACTCACTTACGTTTCTAATCAGGCTTATTATCTGTCCTGTTATAAGAGCAGTAATCTGTGTCTCAGGGTCTGTACCTAAAGATGTTCCTGATATAGTTACGCCTGAAACCTGCGCTAAGCTGTCCTTCTCTTCTTGTACAGCCAGTACATCTAATATGTTTAACAAGTCTTCA